CGGCCGCGGCGATCGAGACATCGGTGCCACGATCAATCAAGTCTTTGACGTCAAACTGCAGGTTGAACTCGTAGTTCCGGGCCGGCGTGCTGGCGGTGTTCGTCTTGATGTGGACGCGGATCTTGAAGTACCGGAGCGTATAGACGCCTTCCGAGAACGCCACGAACGTCGAGGGGTTCGGGTTGGTATCCGAGTAGGCCCATTCCACGCTGAATGTGCCATCGGGGAGAGAGTTCTTGTAGGCAACGGAGGCGATGGCCGTCTGGATCGAGCCCACGTCGAAGACTTCTGACGTGTAGGTCTGATCCGTCGTCGGGCGCGCTTGCGTCTCCCAGTTGAGGGTGCTTTCAAGCGTTTCCCAGGAATCGGTGTTGTTTTCGAGGGTCTTCAGCGTCTTCATGGCAATCGCGGGACGGTAGTAGCCCGTGGCGAACTCATTCGTGAGGTCGATTTCGAGGTCCGATGAGAACGCCCCTCCGCGCAAACCGGCGTTGAAGAGGTCGTATCGGAGGACGATGTTGCTGTCCGACGGGGCTGTGGCGACGAGCGAATCCGCCGCATCGTTGAGGCTGTAGTTTTGCGAGGCATCGATGGCCTTGATGCGGTACGTCTTCGTGCCGGCGGCGAACTGCCGGATACTGTACTTCGTCGCTTGAATGGGTCCATCGACAAAGCTCGAGGTGGCCCATGAGGTTCCGCCTTCCCGAATCTCATAGCCCCAGATATCCACGTCGGGGTTCGGATTCCATGTGAGGCGAATCTCATCGCCCAGCTGCGAGGCGTCGAATCCCGTCACGTCGAGCGGCTTGGCGGTGTCGCCATTCACCACCAGGTTGCCGGAGATCGCGCCGGTTGACTTGACCCCGAACTTGCTCACCGTCCGCACTTTCACCTGGTAGGTGGCGCCGACCTTCGCGCCATGCAGGACGGCCTTCGCCGAGCCGGGGAAGGCCACAGCACGCTCCTCGAACGCCCCGCTGGTCTCGCTCCATTCAATCGTGTAGTTCTGGAGGTTGAGCCGCTCTGGGGGTTCGGTCCACGTGACCTGGATGGTGCTGTAGAAATTGCCGTCCACTTGGAGGAATCCGACCGCTTGCACCGTCAGCCCCGTCACATCAGCGATCGCGGCAAACGGGTTTGGCGGTGGCGTATAGTTCAATGTGACCGACTGCTGCTCCATCGTGTCGCCGAAGATGCTGCTGTTGTACGCCTTGCAGATCAGCTTGCGGGTATGATCCTCATTCTCCAACATGCGCTGCACCCTGAACTGGTAGGTGGTCGCACCGTCGCCCAGAATCGGATGCGTAACGCTGATCACGTCGCCCGGCTCAATCGCCAGCGCGTTCACGTCCGTCGTGAACGTCAGAGAGTACCAGTTGACCTTGAGATCATTGGCGATTTTCGTGATCTCGCGGATGGTCTGCGTTTGGCGGCTCAGGCCAAGCAGGTTCACTTCTCGCGGCACGATCCCGCGCGGATTCACGGCCTGATCGCTGAGGTCATCCACCGCCACACGCGTCCGCGCATCATTCCCGGCCGCTGTCGGGTCAATGTAGACACCGATGATGCGGTTCGGGCGGTCGTCCTTCGAGTAGGTCTGATACTCCACATCCCAGATCTGATCATCGGTGAAGGCCTGCACCGGCGATTCCGATTTCTCGACGCGCAGGTAGAACTTGCGCCCGTCAGTCACGATGAAGCCTCCGAAGGTCGCCAGCATATCCTGCAGGTTGTCGAGCCACGGGCGGGAGGCATCGATGATCATGTCCAGCTTGGCGCGCGGTTCCGTGGTCTGATCGAGATTCGTCACCGTCGCCTCGGCCCAGTCATACACCGCCCCGAAGCTGGCATCGTCAACGGCTGAGGCCGGAAAGCCGCAGCCTCCGCGCTCGCGGGTCAGGGTCAGGTAGTCGCGGATGATGGCCGCCGGATTGCCGGATGCGGCCACCGCCGCGCTTGTCCAGTTTGATCCGTTCCAGACGTTGATCTTGCGGCCGGTCACCTTACAGGTAATCACCGGATCGCCGCTTAACTGTTCGCTGGCCTGTAACGTCAGCCCGAGATAGGCGGTGTTCTTGAGGCCGACGACGTTCGTGCCGGCCGCCCGGCTATCCACCCCCTGCGACGCCGTTCCGGTGTAGGCGGTGTAGGAGCAGCCGGTGAATGTCGCGATGTCGGCGCCGTTCAGCTGCACTTCACTGATCGAGCCGAGCTCTCCCTCTCCGATGACGACCAAACGCTTCTGAGTCTGCGCGCCTTGCCCGCTGTTCCAGATTTCATATGTCTGCAGCACGCGGATCCCTAAGCCGGAGTAGATCAGCGGGACGGGCGACTGGTTCGTGCGGATGTTCTGCGCCCCATCGAAGGCATACCGATTCGACGCATTAAGTCCAGCCGATGGCGAACCGTTGAAGTCGAACGATTTGCGTCCGGCGGCCATTGCACCGAGCCCGAAATGCACGGCGACGGCCACCGCCCCACCGACCACAATCGCCCCGATGATCACGGCGGTGGTTCCTGCAGCCACCCCCAGTGTGACGGCGGTACCAATGGCGGCCAGGATGGCTACGACGGGCGGGTGCGCGGGAGGAGACGGGACCGAGGCGCGATCATCGAGAAAGATCCCTTCGGTACCGCGCACCGCCCCGGCCAACTGATGGCGCTTGAGGCGGTAGATGAAGGACTTGTACGGCTGGCCAGTCGTGAGGATCCGGTCGTAGCCGAGCCAGATGCCGATGTGCAGCTGGTTGAGCTTGTTGAAGTAGTAGACGAGATCATTGCGCTTCAGGTCCTTGAGTTCGACGGTAACACCCGCCGTCTTCACCCCGGCCTCATATCGCTTGATCACATCCGGGTCGATTTCTTCCGGCAACGGCTGCCCGTCATCGCCTTTGATGCCGATGCCTTGGCTGCGCAGAAAGTGAATGGCCAGGGTGCGGCAATCGAGCCCGACCGTCGGATCGTTTCCGTTGAGCGCATAGGGAATCCCGATCCACTGGCTCACATACGCCTCGTACTCCTGCTCAGTCATCGACCGGTAGGGAATCTCAGGCCCACCGGAGCCTGAGAGCTGCTGATCACGAGAATCAACAGGGATGCTATCTACCAGCCGTACTAGGGTGTCAACCATCATGGGTTGACGCTATCGACGACGGTGGGAAACCCGTGAAAGTTCGCCGTGTTCCCGTTCACCGCATCAATCTCCGTATACCGGTTCTTGCACTCATTGAAGGTCTTGTCGCAGCCCCGCCGAATCTTGATGGCATCTCCAATCTGCGGCGTGTAGGTGAAGCCGAAGTCCACGACGGCGGTCTTCGTGCTCTGCGTCCAGGTGATCACCTTGCGGATCTGCCCGATGTTCTGGCCGGAGATGAACTCAAGCTCCCCGATGGCGTAATACTTGTTGGCGTTGTTCACCGTCGAGAGTGTGATCGAGGTCTTGGTCGACCCGGTAGCCACCGTGTCGGTCTGCTCTTGCTTCAGCGTGGTCACGCTCACCCCAGCGGCGCACAGGCTGCCCGCGAAGGTCAGCGGACACAGTCGGTCGATCTTGCGGCCTGTCTGGAAGTTGAGGTTGCCGATGGCTCCGGCCAGTTCCAGCTGACAGACCTTCTCGGTGATCCGCACGCTCGCAATCGTGCCGTCGAGAATGATGACCGCATCCCCGGCGGCCGCGAGCGCGCTGAGGTCGATGTGGCGCAGCAGAAGCCGCTTGTCGCGCATGAAGTCCGCGCCCTGGAAGAAGAACGCCTGAAACGCCCGGTTGATGTTCTCCATCTGCAACGTCAGCGTGCGCGTCTCCGTGTCGAGCACGTTGGTGACTTCGCTACGGGACACCGGGAGCGGGGTATAGGTTTTCGAGACACCGTCCACGTTGAAGAACGGAATCGGGGCATCCGTTCCGAGCGCATAGTGCAGTGTTGAGGCATCATCGCCGATCTGCGAGCCGAAGAAGATGTCCAGCAGCTCAATCGGCTTGTTCTGCTTCTTCGCCAGTTCAGTA